AGCAATGGCTGGGCCGTGGAGGCGCCGGACAGTAATGGCCCACGCATCTGAGAAGCGCACGCAGCTTCGGGGCCTGTATGTGTTCCAGCGCCTGCCGATGGAGACCGCCTGCAAGAAGGTGGGCGTACCGCGCAGCACCGCCAATCGCTGGAAGCAGGAAGCCGCCGACAAGGGCGACGACTGGGACAGCGTGCGCGCTGCCATGGCGCTGGGCGATGACAACTTCGCCAGCTTGAGCAAGAAGCTGCTGGAAGACTACCTGGTGCAGCACCAGGCCACCATGGACCTGCTGCGCGAAGCCAAGGACATGGGGCCGATGCAGCGCGCGGAAACGCTCGCCAGCATGAGCGACAGCTTCAACAAGACCATGGCGAGTTTCAAGCGCCTGTCGCCTGAGTTGAACAAGCAGGCCATCCAGCTCGACGTGTTGCAGCGCCTGGTGTCGTTCGCCCAGGCCCGGTTCCCCCAACATCTCACCGCCATGGTGGAGCTGCTGGAGCCCTTCGGCGAAGAGCTGGCGAAGGTGAAGTGATGTCCATGCAATCCCACACCTCCAATGCGTGGATGACACGCCGCCACATGCCAGCCTGCCCGAGCGTGGGATCGGTGGCGGTGGCGGCCGCTGCCCGCTCGATGGCGATCACATTCTAGGGGCGCCCCATGGCAAAGAGCAGCAAGGAGTTCCTCGACGGCCTGGCCGCGTTGGCAGATGGCCTGCGCCGCCAGATCGACGCCAACCTCGACGGCTGGGATGTTTCGCCCGAGGCCATCGCCGAACGCCGCCGCAAGGTGTTCGACCCGTTGACCGGGTATGAGTACTGGGACCGCCATTACTTCCCGCACTACGGGCGCAGCGAGCCGAGCGCGCTGCACCAGTACCTGTACAAGCGCCTGCCCGAGATGGTCAACGCGCCCAGCGGCCAGCGGGATGCCCTGGCCGCCCCACGGGGCGAGGCCAAGTCCACCAAGGTGAGCATGTCGTTCGTGCTCTGGTGCGTGGTGACTGGGATCAAGTGGTATCCGGTGATCATCATGGACGCCTTTGAGCAGGCCGCCGAGATGCTGGAAGCCATCAAGGCCGAGCTGGAGGCCAACCCGCGCCTGGCGGGTGACTTCCCCGAGGCCTGCGGCCAGGGCAAGGTCTGGCGCGCGGGCGTGATCGTCACGGCCAACGGCCGCAAGGTGGAGGCCTTCGGCTCGGCCAAGAAGATTCGGGGCCGCCGCCATGGTGCCCACCGTCCTGACCTGGCGGTGATGGACGATATCGAGAACGACGAGAACGTCACGACCCCGGCCCAGCGCGACAAGCTGCAGAAGTTTGTCACGGCATCGGTGCTGAACCTGGGGCCGCCCGATGACAGCATGGACGCCATCCTAATCGGCACGGTGCTGCACTACGACTCGGTCCTGGCGCGCTTCCTCAAAAACCCGCTGTGGAACCGCAAGGTCTTTAAGGCCATCATCCAGTGGCCAGACCGCATGGATCTGTGGGAACAGTTTGAAGGGCTGCTCTTGGGCGCCGAAACGCCCCAGGAGGGTGAGGCCGCCGCCATGGCGATGTACCGCGAGCAGCAGGCCGAGATGGACAAAGGTGCGGTGGTGAGCTGGCCCGCGCTGCGCCCCATCCACAAGCTGATGATCCGCCGCGCCCGTGAGGGCCACAGCGCCTTCGACAGCGAGCAGCAGAACGACCCGGTAGCGGGAGAGGATGCGCCATTTGCCAACAGCATCCGCTTCTGGGTGAACCGCCTGGCCGAGTGGGTGTTCTACGGCGCGGCCGATCCATCCTTGGGCAAGCATGGCAACAGCCGTGACCCCAGCGCCCTGGGCATCGGTGGCTACCAGCGCACTACCGGCATCCTGGACGTGGTCGAGGCCAAGATCAAGAAGCGCACCCCCGACCGCATCATCAGCGACATCATCGAACTGCAGCGGGAGTACTGCTGCGTCGTGTGGGGAGTGGAGTCGGTGCAGTTCCAGGAGTTTTTGCGCACCGAGCTGGTCAAGCGCAGCGCCCAGCTCGGCGTGCCGGTACCGGCGCGTGGGTTGCTCCCCATCGCTGACAAATTGCTCCGCATTGAAAGCCTGCAGCCGCACATGCACAACGGCCTGATCCGGCTGCACAGCAGCCAGACAACGCTGGTCGACCAGTTCCGCCACTTCCCCAAGGCCGACCACGACGACGGCCCTGACATGGTGGTGATGCTGTGGATGCTCGCAGTGACGGGCGGCGTGGCTGCGATGGCCCAAGGAGGCAATGCCAGTAGTCAACAGACTTCCCGCGAGCGCTATGGCCGCACGGTCCAGCGCATGTTTCGGCATGGGTGACCAGGGACAGCCATGACCGAAGACCAACAGAACCTATTGATCATCCGGGGCCACATTGCGGGCCTGCCAGCTGCTGACCGCAAGGGGATCGAGCTGGCCGCGCAGAAGCTGCGCGAGGTGATTACCCACCACAACGACCATGGCCGCCTGGCGCTCGCCCTTGTGGGCGCCGAGCTGGCTGCAGAGGAATGACACCATGTGGCTGATAGATCGACTGAAAGAGGCCGTGGGCATCACCGCTGCCCCTGTCCAACCATCCAACCCTGTCCGAGAGGCGGCATCCGCCCAAGGCGCAGATGAACCCGGCTGGCGCCGTCTGAGCGGCGACGGCCTGAGCAACCAGAACGACCGCGACCTGTCGCCCATGGCGCAGGACCGCATGCAGAAGGTGGCCGAGTATCTGTGGCAGAGCAACCTACTCGCCAACCGCCTGGTGGAGCTTCCGCTGGCATACCTGCTGGCCGAGGGCGTCACGCTGCAGTGCAAGGACGAAGAGCACCAAAAGCTGCTCAATGCCTTCTGGTCGGACCCTATCAACAACTGGCCTTTAAAACTCACGCCCCGCGTGCGTGCCCTGGGCCTACTGGGCGAGCAGTGCTACATCGCCAACGTGCGCGAAGGGGATGGCTTTGTGCGCTTGGGTTACCTCGACCCGCGTCAGATCGCCACCGTGGTGACCGACCCGGACAACCCCGAGCAACCCATCGGCGTTGTGACCAAGCGCGACCACCGGGGCAAGCAGCACAAGTACCGGGTGATCGTGCTGGGTGAGGATGCTGAGCTGTTCAGCGAGAACACGACCCGCATCCGCGCCGAAGAATTCACGGACGGAGAGGTTCTGCTGTACCAGCTCAACAAGTTCCCCAACGGCAGCCGTGGCCGCAGCGACCTGCTGGGGCAAATTGACTGGCTGGACGCCTACGACGAGTTTCTTTTCAACGAGCTGGACCGCATTGGCTACCTGCGCGCATTCACCTGGGATGTGACATTGACGGGGGCTGACCCCCAGGCCGTGAAGGACTACGAAAAGGGATTCAAGGCCCCGGCACCCAACAGCACCTTTGTGCACAACGACAGCGTGAGGCTTGAACCCAAGAGCCCAAGCCTGCAGGCGGCAGACACCAGCGAGAGCGCCCGGCTGCTGCGCAACCATGTGCTGGGCGGCAGCACCACGCCCGAGCATTGGTTTGGTGGCGGTGGCGACGTGAACCGTGCGGCCGCATCGGAGATGGGTGAGCCCACCTTCAAGATTTACACCGGGCGCCAAAACTTCCTGAAGCTGATGCTGGAAGAGGTGGGACGGTTCGTGCTGTGGCGAGCTGCTGACGCCAAAGGCATCAAGCCCGACTGGTCTGAGGACGAGTGGCAGGTGACGGCGGTCTTCCCCGAGCTGGTGAACCGCGACGTGACCAAGTTTGCCGCTGCCATGGCTTCGCTGGTGACAGCCGTAGTGCAGATGATCGACGCCGGGCTGCTGACCGAAGAGACCGCCCTGAAGCTGGTGGCCGACGTGGCTCAGCGCTTTGGGCAGGACTTTGACGCCAAGACCGAGCTTGAGGCAGCCCGCAAGGAGTCGGCAGACCGCAAAGCCAAGGTGGCAGCATCGGATGTGTTCCGCAATGAGCCCGCAGACCTGGCAGCGGCCCGGGCAGAGCGTGAAGCGGCTGGCGTGGGCGCCAAGAGTGCTGTGGCGGCTGGCGAAGATGGCAACCAAGTCGCGGCCTGAGCGGGAGTTTGAGGCCGAGCTGGCGCAGCGCCTGCGCGAGCGGGCGCGGCTGCTGCTGACGGGCGAAACCCAGGTGCTGCAGACGCTGGTGGACGCGCGCGCACAGATCCTTGCTACTTTGGCGGAGCTGCCTGCCGACTGGCAGCAGTGGCATCTGTCGCGGCTGCTGGGGCAGATCGAAGATGTCTTGTCGGGCGCCACGGGCAAGGCGGGCTCGCTGTTTGAGCTGCGCATGCAGGACGCCTGGCGCATGGGCGAGGACTTCATCGACAAGCCACTGGCACGGATCGGCTACCAGGTAGAGATGCGCCTGGCACAGCTGGATGTGGGTGTGCTGCAGCAGATGCGCGCCTTTGGCAAGCTGCGCCTGAAAGACGTGGGGGGCGAAGCCCTGCGCAAGATCGGCCGCCAGCTTGGCCTGGTCACCATCGGTACTCAAACGCCGTTTGAGGCCATCAAGGCGGTGCAGGCCGCACTGGGGGCTGAATCAGCCCAGCGCGCCACCACCATCGTACGTACTGAGCTGGGCCGTGCCTTTGCCTTGGCGGCCGAAGAACGCCTGACGCAAGCCGCCCCCCTGGTGCCTGGCCTGGGCAAGCAGTGGCGGCGCAGCGGCAAGACCCACAGCCGCTGGAACCATGACCTGATGGATGGCCAGGTGGTGGAGGCGGGCAAACCCTTCAAGGTGCCCAACCCAGGAGGCGGCATCGACCTGATGCTGTGCCCCCACGACCCCAAGGCCCCGGCTGAGCAGGTGATCAACTGCGGGTGCATTGCGATTCCCCACATGAAGAGCTGGAAGGTGGTCACCCCTGGGGCCAAGCCCTTCACCGAGCTGGAGCTGAAGTTGGATGCGCGCAAGACGGCTCTGGACAAGGCGGCCAAGGAGGCGGGGCGGCGTCAGGAATGAGGGGGCGGAGCTGTCGCGGGCTACGTCGCTTTAAACAGGGTTGGTGCGGCCACCCCTTGGAAATTTCTGCGGCCCCCCGCTGTCTGGCGATTTAAAGGGGGTTTAAACGTATGTGCTATCTCCCCAACAGTCCCAACTGGGATGCAAGCGCAAAAAATCTTCAGTGCTGAAATTCAACCAAAAAAGGTGATATAGTTCTTCCGTGGCCTGACGAGGCCATTCCAGAGGCTGCCTACTCTGGGTAAAACTGTGATGAAGACCATAAATGTGAGAACTGGCGCCAGCTGTGACCCCGAGTTGGTGCTGAATTTTGAAAGGGAAACCCAAATGAAGCTGACGCAACTTGGAAAGGAACTTAGAAAAATAAGAATTGGACGCGAAGAGGTGCTGTTCGACATGGCAAAGCGCCTGGGCATCTCTTCTGCAATGCTGTCTGCAATCGAGACGGGCACCAAGCCGGCGCCTGAAGGTTTTGTAAACCGTCTTGCTGAGCAGTACGAAGAGGTCGCGCAGGTGCGGGAATATTTCGAGCACCTTTGCGAGATGACGAAGAAGGTGCTGAAGGTTTCGCTGGACTTACCAGAGGACAAGAAATCGGCGGTACTGGCTTTCAACAGAGTGCTACCCCAAATGACGCCGGAGGACATCCAATCCCTGACGGTGCTGTTCGGAAAGTACTGCAACAAAGGCGATTATGAAAATAAGATCGAAGGCCCAGATATGTGAGTGCGCTCGAATTTTTAAAGCTGCTTGCGCGCAATTTGGATTCGTCACCGAGAGTGGTGCGCTAGACCTCAAAAACGTGTATGAGTACCTTGAGCACGTTTGGATCGGCTGGTCGATGGTAGTCCTGGAGAAGGATGAAATGGGCCGTCTCCTCGGCGAGGCGAGACCAGTACTCAAGACAATTGCGTTGCGCAACGATGTCTACGAAGGCATGTGCGAAGGTGAACAAGAGCATCTCTTCACCGCCGCGCATGAGTTGGGGCACATGGTCATGCACAGCGACGTAGTCTTTGCGCGAAGAGAGCCTGATGATCCCATCATGCTGGTGAGCTTCGAGCAGGAGGCAGATCTTTTCGCTGAAGCGTTGCTTGGCTTTGACTCACCTGCGAATGTGCAGATGAAGCGCACGGTAGAGGAGTTACTGGCAAGCATGAAGAAAAAGCCCACGAAATGAGGTCAGTCACTTCGCAGGCTTTGGGATGGTGTTTAGCGGTCTACCAAACCACTGTACACGCAACGTCTTGGGGAAGACAAAAACGAACTCTACCAGTTCGGCGTGTTCAGGCAAGCCAAAACCGCTCAATCTCTATATGGAGGTGGCTATGTCCTACGCACGTCACAAGACAGTGTTTGTTCGCCGCTACACCCGCCGTCGTTTTGGGCGGTGGGAGTGGGTGATTCAGCACTGGCGTTCGCACCCGGGTCAAATGAGCTTTTCATTTGACTAAATAAGGTTGGTAGCGAGAAGTATCAGCTCTCGCTACCAGGATGCTGAGTACGGGTGAGGCATCAGCGGTGCTTTCTTTGCGGAAAGGTCTTAAAGTTTACGCTTTTAGGCTGTGCACTGCAACCGACGATCCCGGTAACCCCTTTCACGGCATAGCCGTGGGAAAGGTTTCCTATGACCGCTGAACGCACTGGCGGCCGTTGGGTGATCTGCCGCTACATCGTCAAGAATGGGCGCAGGATCTACCGCAAGAACGGCAAGTGCTTCCGCTTCTGGGTTGACGACTCGAAGCGCAAGTAAGACGTCGGCACAGTGCTGACTGCGCATGGCAACATGCGCCATCTGCTGCCAGGCCAAGTTGCCTGGTCTGCAGCGGGTCGTGCTAGTCTTAAAAAGCACTCTCCCATCTCACAGGCCAGCACATGCTGGCCTTAGTTTTTTGTGCCCCCCCGGCACAGTCACTCCATCAAAACCGCCGCGCTGTTGCGGCCCATCTGATGGAGTGATCAATGTCCGACCCGAACGCCAAAGACCCCGCCGCTGAAACCAAGAAGATGACAGCGGCCGAGGCCGCCAAGCGCGTCAAGCGCACCGTCACCGAGCTGGTGGAGGGCAAAGACGGTGCCAAGGTGCCGCGTGCCAAGAAGGTGGCCGTGGAGGCCTCCGAGGTGCTGTCCTTCCGCGACTACGGCACGCATGTGGTCGTGGTGACCACGGACGGCCAGAAGCTGACTGACGCGGACGAGTAAGCCCCTCATGAACTGGGCTCAACTCATTGCAGCGCTGGCGGCCTGCGGCGGCTTGCGCACTGGGGCGGCGGTGGACTCCGCCTTGCGCGAGGCCGCTGCTGCGCCCGAGCGCGACTTCCGCCAGCTCATCGACGTGGTGCGTGCTGCGATCTCGGAGCAGATCAACAACGGGCGCCTGCCCGAACAGCGCCGGTACATCAGCCTGTCAGCAATCTACAGCGACCGCGCCGTGATAGAGCTGGACGGCAAGCACTTCCAGTACACCTATTCGTTCAAGCACGTGGCCGGGTCTGACCAGGTCGTGCTGGGCTCTCCCATTGAGGTGGTGGAGCAGTACGTGCCCACGGCTCCCGCCCCGGCGCCAGTCGCCCCGGCAGCAGCGCCTGTGGCAGTGCGAGAGGCGCAGGGCGATGCGGCCTTCCGCGAAGCCGCTGATGGGTCCATCGAGGTCACCTTGATCCGCGCTGGACGCAGCGGCAACCGCAACTACTACCCCGACGCCACGCTGCGCGAGGCCGCCCCCATGTTCGAGGGTGTGCGCGTGTTCACCAAGAGTGACGCCGAGCACATCGCGGGCAAGGGCAAGGACGTGCGCAACCTGATCGGTGGCATCTATGGCGTGCGCTTTGTGGAAGGCAAGGCGCCCGACACCGGGGCACTGGTGGGCACCTTTAAAGCCCTGGACCCCACGGATGCGGCGGTCACCAAGATGACCGAGTCCGTCAAGCGCGGCATGCAGAGCCTGCTGGGCCTGTCCATCGACGCGGATGCCCGCACCAAGCAGCGCAAGGCCGGGACCGAGACCCTGCGCGAGGCCGTGAAGTTCACCAAGGTGCACTCCGTTGACCTGATTGTCGAACCGGGCGCTGGCGGCGGCCTGGATCGCCTGACTGAAGCCGCTGCCGACCAACTTCTCAACAACTCCAACCCCGAAGGAACCGTAATGCCTCTCTGGAAGCAACGCCTGCTGGAGGCCATCAAGGCCAAAGACCCCGCCAAGCACGCCACCATCAACGCCGAGACCATCGGTGACGATGAGCTGGTGACCCTGCACGAAGCCGTGTGTGGCTCCCTGGTGCCGAGCGCACCTGGTACATCCCGCATGGCAGAAGCCCAGGGCGACAACGCGCCCCTGACCCGCGCTGACCTGGAAGTGTTCACCCTGCGTGGCGCAGCACGCGAACGCATCAACGCGGCCAAGCTGCCCCAGGCCGCCAAGGACCGCCTGCAGGCTCAGATCGCCACTGCGGGTGCCGACCGCCTGACCGAGGCCGCCGTGGGCGACCTGATCAAGGCCGAGGGCGAGTACATCGCCCGCATGACCGAGAGCGGTACGGTGCGTGTGCCGATGTTCGGCGAGGGCTCCATCGTGGTGGGCGACCGCAGCTTGTCCATGCGCGACATGCTCGACGCCTTCTGGGACCCTACCCACAAGGACCACGGCCGCGTGCAGTCCTTCAAGGAGTGCTACGTCGAGATGACGGGCGACCGCCTGGTGACAGGCCGTCTGCGCGAGTGTGACCAATCCCGCCTGGTGGAGTCGCTGGGCAGCGCGTCGCTGGGTGAAGTACTGGGCGACAGCGTGACCCGCCGCATGCTGGCAGAGTACCGCGCCGCAGTGGACTTTGATGGCTGGCGCCAACTTGTGAACGTGGTGCCGGTGAACGATTTCCGCATGCAGCACCGCACCCGCTGGGGCGGTTATGGCGACCTGCCCACCGTGGCAGAGGGCGCCGACTACCAACCGCTGACCAGCCCTGGTGATGAAGAGGCCACATACAAGGCGGGCAAGAAGGGTGGCACGGAAGACCTTACCCTGGAAATGATCAAGAACGACGACGTGGGCTTGATCCGCCGCATCCCCACCAAGCTGTCGCGCGCCGCCAAGCGCACGCTCGCCAAGTTCGTGTTTGACTTCCTGCGCACCAACGCGGTCATCTATGACACCAAGGCGCTGTTCCACGTTGACCACAACAACCTGTTCGCCGCTGCGCTGTCCAAAGCAGAACTGGCCGTACACCGCCTGGCGATGCTCAAGCAGACCGAGCTGAGCAGCAACGACCGCATTGGCATCGCACCTTCGCGCCTGGTGGTGCCTGCCGACCTGCAGGAGGCTGCAGTCGATCTGTTCAAGCTGTCCACCAACAACGAGAAGACGTTCATCCAGACCCTGACGATGAACATCATCCCCGTCTGGTACTGGACCGATGCCAACGACTGGTGCACCGCTGCAGACCCGGCCGACATCCCCGGCATCGAGATGGGCTTCCTGGACGGCCGCGAAGAGCCCGAGCTGTTCGTGCAGGACACACCCAACGTGGGCTCCATGTTCGCGGCCGACAAGCTGACCTACAAGATTCGCCACATCTACGGCGGCGCGGTGACCGACTTCCGCGCCTTCACCAAGGCCGTGGTGGCGTAACGAACCTCAACGGGCGACTTTGCCCAAGCAGTGAGGCGCCTTGAGCGCAACAGGCTGGTGCCCTGACAAAGCACCCGGCCCGCCCCGCAAGGGGTGGGTTGTCCAAGGCCCCGGACCTGGAGCCTTCGGCAACCCAGCCGACCTACACCCCTTCTTTAAACAGGACTCCGACGCATCATGGCCTTGGCCGATTTTCAGCAGCTTGTGGATGACATGGTGGCCGACCAGGCCAGCGTGATCACGCCCGAGGTGCGCGACCGTGCGATTGAGCAGGCTCGTGTGCGCTACAGCGCCGACTGCGAACGCGAGCTGGTGGAGGATGTGACCTGGCTGGCGGATGGCTTTGACGGCCCCCTACCCACAGGATGGGCATTGGGCGCCTATGTGCGCCAGGCTGAGTACCCCATCGGACATAAACCACCCTCTTTGATTCAACTGGCGGTGTACCAGACCCCGTCGGGCCAGAGCCTGGCCGCTGTGGAATCGTTCGCAGCGGGCAGCGTGGTGCGCGTGACCTATGCCGCGCCCCACCTGCTGCAGGACGGGCTGGATGCGGCCGACACCATCCCGCTGAACCACCGCCAGGCCGTGGCCCAGTTCGCTGCCTATGTGCTGTGCCAGCAGCTTGCCACCCGCTACAGCGGCGAGCGTGAGACCGCCATGGGCGCAGACGCGGTGCAAACCGAAACCCGCGCACGCGCCTTTGCTGCCCGTGCCAAGGAATACCGCACCGCCTACTACGTAGGCACCGGCCAGGCAGACCCCTTTGCAAAGGCTGCTGCCACCACCGGCACGGGTGCTGCGCCCGGCTTTGCCGTTGGGAGTTGGCCCGGCCGCCAACGCGGCCAGTTGTTGCGGGGTGTGCTGTGAGCAGCCTGCACTTGACTTTTGCCGGGCTGGACGCCCTGCAGCGCGGCTTTGCCCAGGCGCCCGAGGTGACGCGGCGAGAGCTGCTGGCAACGGCTAAGGCCAGTACGTTGCACTTGGAAGGCCAGGTGAAAGACCGCATACCGGCAGCGAGCGGCAAAACCCGCGAGAGCGTTCACAGCGATGCCTTCAGTACGCCTGTGGGCGTGATTGGCACTGTGGGCAGTTCGATGGCAACTGCCACCTTCTTGGAGCTTGGCCGTAAGCCTGGTTCTGGAGTGAGCCGCGAGGGCCAGGAGGCGCTGGGTCAATGGGCCAAGGAGAAGTTGGGTGTTTCCGAAAAAGAGGTGCGCAACGTGGTGTTTCTGATCTCCAGAAAGATCAAGAAGAAGGGCCTGGAGGCGAAAAGGCCGTTCGAGCTGACGTTTGTTGCGAATGAAGGCCAGGTATTGAGAGCTTTTGAGGACGCTGCGGGCCGCGTGGCCGCACAACTGGATGGAGGTGTCGCATGAGCAGCGCATTGCAAGCCCACCGCGCTGCCATTGTGGCGGCGCTGGCTTCTGTGCCCGCCATTGGGGTGGTGCACGACCGGGAGCGGTACGCCAAGGACAACGCGACGTTCGCCCAGTTGTACCTGTACACACCGCCTGGCGGACAGCAGCAACTTCGCGGCTGGTGGATGCGCCGCGCGGAGACCGAGGAGCGCAGCGACACCTACGGCAGTGGCACCACCACCAACATGCACACCTGGCACATCCGGGGCTACATGGCCTTCAACGATGGGGCCGCCTCTGAACTGGCTTTCGACGAGCTGATTGAAGCCTTTCGCGCTGTGGTGCGCGAAGACCCCACCCTGGGCGGCGCATGTGAGCAGCCGCCCGGAGAAGACACGGACGGCGTGCAGGTGATGGATGCCGGTCCCGTGATGTTCGCTGGGGTGCTTTGCCACAGCGCACTTTTGCAACTCAAGACCTGGAGCGACCTGTGACCAAAACGACGAAGGCAACCCATGCCACCGATCCAAACCCGAAAACGGCGCAAGCCGAGGAAAGCCTCGAAACCGCGCAGCCGGCCGGTGCCGGAGCAGTTGCCGCTTCCGCTGGAGCTGGACCTGCCGTGGCGGATGCCGCGCAGGGCCAAGCGCAGCGCGACGAAAACCATGGCCGTGGCGGCAAGTACCGCCTCGTGAACGGTGTTCGCACGCTGGAGGAGCGCACTGAAGAAAGCGCCCAGGGCGTAGCCGCGACCGACGCCAAGGGCGCCACCGCCTGAGCGGTGACTCGTACATCAACTCAATCAGGAGCAGTCAATCATGCCAGCAGCAAAGCGCAGCAGACTCACCACCATCCTCGCCAAGATCGAGACCACCTACGGAACGGACTCCTTACCCACCGGAGCCAACGCCATCCGCGTCTACAACGGCTCGGTGGTCTCTACACCATGAAGGACGGCCGCCGCGTGCTGGTCGAACAAACCCAACCTGAAACCGTCAAGGAGCGCAAATGAGCACCCCCAAGTTCATCAAGAAAATGGCCGTCCTGGTGGCCATTGAGGCCACCGTGGGCACCATCGTCGTGCCCGTGGCCGCAGACGCCATCGAGGTGTCCGATGTCACCCTGACCCCCATTGAGGGCGACGAGGTGGACCAGGGCGTGATCCGCCCGTACTTCGGCGCCTCGGAGACGACCATGGTCACCCTGTACCGCAAGATCGCGTTCAGCGTGGGCTTTGCCGGTGTGGGCACCGTGGGCGACCTGCCGGGCTGGGCCACGCTGTTGCGCGCCAGCGCCGCCAGCGTCACTAACACCCCGGCCGCCAGTACCGTCTTCGCGCCGGTCACCGATAGCATGGAAAGCGTCACCATCTACGCCGTGGTGGACAAGCTGCTCTACAAGATGGCCGGGGCCCGCGCCAACGCCAAAGCCATGGTGGACGCCAAGCAAATCCCGAAGTGGCAGTTTGAATTCACCGGCGCGTTCTTCCCCGTAGAAGACGTGGCCTCCATGCCTGCGGTCAACTACACCAAGTTCATGCGGCCGCTGGGCGTGAACAAGCTCAATACCACCTTGAGCCTGGACGGCTTCAACGCAGCGGCCAGCAGCTTCCAGTTTGACTTCGGCAACCAGGTGGTCAAGCAAGACCTGATGGGCGTGGACACGACCGAAATCACCGGCCGCGTCTCCACTGGCAGCGTGACTTTCCGCAACACGTCCGTGGCCACCAAGAACTGGATCGAGATGGCCCGCACGAGTGCCAAGGTGCCGCTGCTGCTCAAACACGGCCAGGCGGCCGCCAACACCGTCTCCATCGCCGCGCCGCTGGCCCAAATCGGCAAGCCCACGTTCGGTGAGCAAGACGGTATCCAGATGATCACCGTGCCACTGCGCTTCATTCCGAGCGATGCGGGCAACGACGAGTGGTCCATCACCGTCTGAGCGACCTGATCGCGCCAGCTTCTTTTACCTCCTGCAACAGCATTTCAACAAGGATCACACCCATGTCCGTCGTTCTCGCATCCGTCGCTTTC